TGTCCCTTAGTTCTTCTAAATTGGAAGCTCCCATAACATTCCATACTTTTCTTGAACCAACTTTAAATTGGTATCCTTGACAATATCTTATAACATAAGCCATCCAATTTTTTGCAACAGGAGAATCTATCAAACTTAATAAATTATAATAATCAATTGGTCGTGATGTCATAGGTGTTCCTGTTAACAACCATAATCGGTCAATTTTCTTTACAAGGTCGTTTATTAATTTTGTTCTTTGAGCTTGAGCATTTTTGATATAGTGTGCTTCGTCAATAACAACCAAATCAAAATTGGCTCCAAGAATTTGCGACTCATCTTTTTTCTTAGCGTCATGAAAATTTTTTATAATGTCGTAGTTTATAATAACAAAGTCGTGTTCTGTCGAAAATTGTTTTCCTTCCGCAATGAAGATTGACCTATCAGAATAATTTTCAATTTCTCTTTTCCAGTTTATTTTCAAAGTTGCGGGACAAATGATTAGGATTTTTTTGGCTCCCGATTCTAATGCAGCAACGATACTTGAGGTTGTTTTACCAAGACCCATGTCGTCAGCTAAAATGAATTTTTTATTTTCAAGAAGTTTTTGGATTGCTTCTTTTTGGTGTGATAACAAAGGTCGTTTAGAATATTTTTCATAATCTACCACAACATCTTTTACAGTATTGTCTTTGATTATTGCAGCCTTTGGTAACCAAAAATCATGAAGCTCTTGGGATTCTTTTATCTTACCCCAAATGTGGAACGCCTTTTCTTTATCAGCAAGTAATTTTTCAACCCAAACTTTTTCAGGAATCTCGGTTAACAATCTGTCGTCAGCCAATTTCTGTGCAAAGTATGCATCAAGAACAACCCATTTTTTTGCAACCTTAGGTTGTTTGTCGTGATTGTTGATAATGTATTCAGACTGGCTTCTTGTTGGATAGAACTTCCGATTTATTTCAGATTTTCTTTTTAGTTCGAGCAAATAATTGTTAGCTCCTTCGTAATTCTGAAGAAGTGACAATGCCTTTGATTCTAAACTAATATTTTCCATTATTCAAAACGACTACCGTTACCGTAATTTATTAATAGTTCTTCTTCTCGATTTATATCTCTCAACGCAAAGAATATAAACGTTCGATTTTCTTCATCTGTATACCAATCAATGTTTGGTGTTTCAGAGTGATTATAGTATGAACCATAACCTAAAACTAACGCATGTTCTCTCCATTTTTCAGAACGAGGATAACAAAATGCATAATTCGAAAATACAGGTATTTGTTCATCGGGTCTTTGAGGGAATGAAATAAAAGGACATACGTCTATGATATCATATTCCCTTATGGGTTGTGATGAAAAAACCCCTAAATTATGTAAAGGACTGTTTTTCAAATATATTTTGCTTGGTGGTGTAATTTTCATATTTGGTTTAAATATAGTCATATAATGAGTATTTATCAATATGGAAAATTTAGTCCCTATAACAAGATTAGGTAAGTTCTTTGGTAGAGAAGATTATGCCTTGGATATCGGTATGGGTGAAGAGTGGTTAATTGGTGACATGAACTTTACCGTTATACTTTATCGTATTGATAGATATAAAACCAAAACTGATGATGTTTATGGTGAGGTTTTGGAAGACGGAATTCAATTCTTAGCACCTGTTGAACTCAAAGGTTATGTTCAGGTTATGGCTCCTACGGGTAAAAATTACGGTAATTCTAAACTTGAATTACAAGAACCTGGTAACATGAAATTCTCAATTTATCAAAAGACTTTGGAAGATTTGCAAGTTGAAATATTCCAAGGAGATTACTTTGGTTACTATGAGAGTGAGGATAGGGTCAGATATTATGTTGTGAGTGATGATGGGTATGTTAGGTCTGATAATAAACATACGTATGGTGGATATAAGCCGTTCTATAGAACAATTGTGGCGACATATGTTAGTGAAAATGAATTTAGAGGGATATAATAAAATATATATAATTTAATAATTAATAGAATGGAATACTTAATTTCTGAAAACCAACTCAAGTTTTTAATCAATGAGATTGAATACGACCCTGAAGTTGAGAAGATTCAAAAAATTCTTGTTAAGAAATATGACTTAGGTAACTTTGGTCCAAAGAATGACGGAGTTGATGGTAAAGCGGGTCCGTTGACAAGAAAGGCTTATAAAAAAGAATTCGGTAAAGAATTAAGTTTGAAAAGTAAGACTGATGTTAAATCCTCAGATAAATCTCCTGTCAAGTCAAGTGGTTCATTTGATGCAGTATTGGTTGGTGGGTTAGATTATAGAGATGGAGATTTGGATATTGATTCACAAGTAAAATTATTAAATTCAGGATTGGGGAGTGATAAGAAAATAAAAGGTTTCAGATATAGCACTTCAACAAGAGATATTGAAGACTTCTTGGAAAAGAATCCACAGATTCCTGTCTACTTATTTAGTGCTGGTTGTAAGAAAGCAAATGAGTTGGCGGTAAGTCCATATGTGAACAAAAATAAACTTTTTATAATTGAACCATATGCCCTAGGACCAGTTACTAAAAACAATGTTAGAGCGGCTGTAAGTAGTGGGGTTCCTTCGTCAAACGTGTTTGTGGGAAAGTCAGGAGGGAGAGGCGCTGGTGTTGTAAGTGGTGCTAGTTCATCTAACTCGTCATCTCATTGGGGTGCGTTGAAACAAGTTGGATTAATGACAAAATAATTAAAGAATGCCATTACCTAAACAAGTCAAACCAACATTACCATTAGTTCCTCAGAAGACATTGTCTGCAAGGAGAGAACAATTATTGGAATTTATTAATAAGGATGGGACTTATCTTCCTAAATCTGTATTACATGCTGATTTGGATAGAGGTATGTTAGATTTTGTTAAAACTGATTTAGAGGTTGTGACAGCAGGTAAAGTTGTTCCTATGGTTGATACTATCATAACAACTCAAAACTGGGCTCAGTATGTTGAAACTGCATTATTTGTTGATTTGGACTATAACCCTTCTCCTCCCTTTATTACAGTTGTAAGAAGTCCTGACGTTAAATACGGAACTAACCCAGCGTTACAATATACAATTCCTAACAGGAAACAATTCTATTATGCATCAGTTCCAACTTGGAATGGTAATGAACAGGGTATGGACATATACACAATACCACAACCAGTTCCTGTTGATATTAATTATAGTCTTAAGTTTATCTGTAATAGAATGAGAGAGTTAAATCAACTCAATAAAATTGTTATGCAGAAGTTTTCATCAAGACAAGCATATACTTTTATTAAAGGTCAATATGTTCCGATAATATTAAATAACGTAGCTGATGAGTCTCAAATGAATTTGGATTCAAGAAAGTATTACGTTCAAAGTTATGATTTTACGATGTTGGGTTATTTGATTGACGAAGAAGAGTTTGAAGTTAAACCAGCAATTGCTAGAGTTTCTCAAGTATTCGAAGTTCAATCTGACATCAAAAAGAAAAAGAGAGACATATATCCTGAGAATCCTGATGAGTTCGGTCAAAACTTTTTATTTGTTTCGGGTAACACAGTTCTTAGCGGTCTTGTCGATTATACCGTTGACATGACTTTTATTTCTTCAAATAATATTAATTCGTATGATGTTTACATCAACAACAATTATTATGGAACAGACTTAAATGTTATTCAAGTAACTTTGGATGATATCTTGAGAATTGAAGCTATCAAAAACGATAACACGTTGGATGGTAATATTCTCTTTGAAAACAAGTTAGTTTAATTCTCTCCGTAAATATCTTTCTTTTCTTTACACTTTTCGATTATCAAATTTTCTAAAAACTTATAAATTTTTATACCTCTCTTTTCACAGTATTTTTTTAGGATATCATGTGATTCAGGGGATATTTTTATGTTTTTGATTTCTTTCTTTGTTTTCATGGTAGAAAAAAGGCAGAATTAATTCTCACCGTTTATAAATAGATATCAGAAAGTCAAGTTTTTTCATTCAGATACTAATATTTATCATTAAAATAAATCTGCATTAGAATAATTTAATAATGGCAACAGCACAAGCAAATCAAAAAGTATATGTTTCACCTGGTGTATACACCTCTGAAACTGACTTATCTTTCGTGGCTCAAAGTGTCGGTGTAACTACACTAGGTCTTGTTGGGGAATCCATCAAAGGACCAGCATTTGAACCTGTATTTATTACCAACTACGATGAATTCCAAGCTTACTTTGGTGGAACAGTTCCAGAGAAGTTCGTGAATACACAAATCCCTAAATATGAAGCGGCGTATATTGCCAAATCTTATCTCCAACAGTCTAACCAAATGTTCTTTACAAGAATTCTTGGTTTGTCTGGTTATGACGCAGGTCCATCTTGGAGTATAAGAGTAACTGCTAACCCTGACCCGACAACTATCGGTATCAACTCGGCTATTGCAACAACTCCTTGGAGTGCGTCTTTCACGGGTTCAACAACAGGAAACACAATTACATTCACAACACCTGGTTTACCTACACCTGTATTATTAGACTTGAATACTCAATTTACATTATCAAACGGCTCAACTTCAACATATGCTGAAGGTTTTAATACATACGTTGGCAATATACTTGATACTCCTTCTTTATCTGCAACAACAGCAGTTGTTTACGGGTCAATTCCTGAAACTGATTATGCGAATTTATCAGGTTATACAACAATTGTTAATGCGTTTGGAAGTGATTCAACTAATTTAGATAATAACGATTTATCATCTGGAGATAACGACCCTTGGTTTTACGCAACATTTGATATCCCTAATGGAAACAACTATTCAGGATATTCATTTGATTACGTAGTTTCTAATTTAGTTTCTTTAGGTAGCACGGTTTATAGTGGAACGGTATCAGGTAATAGTTATACTTTCTCAGGAACTGCATTCCTTGATTATAATAATATGGTTGTTGCAACTTTACGTTCAAGAGGTATTTCTCTTTTCGCAAATAGTGCTTCAAGTCCTAATCACGGACCAGTTTATGAGGTTACAGGTTTAACTGATGTTCAATTAGTTTGTTCTGACCAATACTCAGGAGTTACTAAGAATCCATTTGGAACTTTCTTAGTTTCTGGTGTTACAAAGGATGCGGATACTTTCTCATTCGAAACATCGTTGTTAGCATCTTCTTCAAAATATGTTACAAAAGTGTTTGGTGTTGATAACTTTGGAAAATCAAGAAATGAAGTTCCTTTGTTTGTTGAAGAAATTTATCCTGGTTCTTTAAACTACGCATTCAATCAGAGTTACATCAGAGGTTTGAATTGTGAATTAGTTGCTTTACCTGAAGCAAGAAACACTACATCAACAACAACAATCGCTTGGAAATTACAACAATATCAATCACCTAAGACTCCTTTCTTCGTTTCAGAATTAAGAGGTAATAGAGTGTATAATCTTTTCAGATTTATTTCTATATCTGATGGTGATGCTGCTAATACAGAAGTGAAGGTTTCAATTGCAAACCTTTCATATAATAATATGACTTTTGATATATTAGTTAGAGATTTCTTTGACACAGACCAAAATCCTGTTGTTCTTGAAAAATATACAAATTGCACAATGGACCCAGCAACTAACAACTTTATTGGTGTTAGAATCGGAACTTCAAATGGTGAATATGCTTTAGTTTCAAGATACATAATGGTAGAAATGGCTGATGGTGCACCTATCGACGCTCTTCCTTGTGGTTTCAATGGTTATACACAAAGAGAGTATGATTCAGCATCTAATCCTTCACCTTACATTGTATTCAAAACAAAATATAACTTCCCTGGTGAAGTAATTTATAATCCTCCGTTTGGAACTACTTCAGGTGGCTCTAACGCGGTTGAATCTCCTGGTGATGTTGTGAGAAGAAGTTACTTAGGTTTTTCAACTCAATATGGTATTGATGATTCTTTCTTACAATATAAAGGTCAACAAAATCCTATTGGAGATTGGGCACAAGCAACTGAATCTATTCCTTGGAATTACCTTTCGAAAGGTTTCCATATGGATTCAGGTGCAACAGTTGTAACAATTGGTAACATATACGACACAAGTGGTCAAACTGCTTTCGAGTGTGGTGTTGCTGAATTCAGAAATGACCCAGAGTCTCAGGAAAACCCTTACTATTTTATTTATGCTAGAAAATACACATGTTGTTTTGCAGGAGGATTCGATGGTTGGGATATCTACAGAGAGTGGAGAACTAATGAAGATAGATTCCAATTAGGAGCGTCAGGATTCTTAGCAGGAGCATATCCTTCTTCAAGATATCCAAACGCAACTGGTGAGGGTTTATTTAAAAGAATTACTGTACAAAACAATA